TAAATGATGATGAAGTTTTAGCAACCATTGAAAACCCCGAAGATATACTTCATCAATATTAATCATAGAAGGAGATAAACTATGCAACAAGAAGAAAATAAATTAGTTGATATAGATACATCAGGTCCTGATACAGAAATTGAGTTAGAAGAAACTCAAACTGCAGAAACAGAAACACCTGAGGTAGAAGCATCTACTAATGAAACAGAAGAAACTTCAACAGTTGTTGAAGCAAAAGAAGAAAAGAAAGAAGAGCCTGAAAAGGACGATAAAGAAAAAGAATTAGAAAAATACTCTGATGGAGTACAAAGAAGAATAGCTAAACTAACACATAAATGGAGAGAAGCTGAGAGACAAAAAGAGGAAGCTTTAAATTATGCTCAAGCACAAATAAAAGCAAAAGAAGAAGCTGAAAATAAAATCTCTAGATACGAACCTGAGTTTTTTAAAAATGCTGAGGATAGTATTAATAATGGTTTAGCTGCAGCTCAAGCAAAACTTGCAGCAGCAAGAGAAGCAAATGATCTAACAGCTGAATCTGAAGCTTTAACTGCAATTTCTGAACTTGGTTATAAAAGAGCTAAATTTAATGAAACTAAAGTTGCTCAAGAAGAATATAATCAACAAAGAGAACAAGTTGAACAACCACAAATAAACTTAAATAGACAACCAGTATCACAAGTAACACCTGATCCTAAGGCTGAAACATGGGCGTCAAGAAACGCTTGGTTTGGTCAAGATACAGCTATGACTTACACTGCTTTTGATCTACATAAGAAACTTACAGAGCAAGAGGGTTATGATCCTCAATCTGACGAGTATTATCAAGAAATTGATAAAAGAATAAGACTTGAATTCCCTCACAAATTTGATACAACTACATCAAATAAAGGGGAAGTTCCGACCAAACCCGTACAAACAGTAGCTAGTGCGAAGCGAAGTACAAATACTGGTCGCAAAACTGTGAGACTCACATCCTCTCAGGTAGCAATCGCTAAAAAATTAGGTGTGCCACTAGAAGAATATGCGAAACAATTAAAAATCACGAAGGAGGCATAAGCATATGGAAAATAATAATGACAAAAGAGCATCCCGTGCGAGTCAAACAAGAGAAAAAGAATCTAAGAAAAAAGTTTGGACTCCACCTTCATCTTTAGATGCACCCCCTGCACCAACAGGTTTTAAACACAGATGGATAAGAGTAGAATCTATGGGATTCCAAGACACTAAAAACGTCGCTGGAAGAATTAGATCAGGATACGAGCTTGTAAGAGCTGATGAATATCCAGACTCAGATTTCCCAATTGTGGACGATGGTAAATACAAGGGAGTGATCGGAGTAGGAGGCCTAGTGCTGGCTAGGGTACCGGAAGAGATCGCAGAACAAAGAACTGACTATTATGTTAAACAAGGTCAGGACAATGTCGAAGCAGTAGATAACGATCTTATGAAGGAACAGCACCCAAGTATGCCGATCAATATTGATCGACAGACGCGTGTAACCTTCGGTGGTTCAAAGAAAAGTTAATTTTTTAACGATTACTAAGACCACTGGATAAACTAATAATGTCTAAGGAGGACAAATACTATGGCAAATAAAGACGCCGCTTTCGGTTTGAAAGCAATTGGTAAAGTCGGACAGAATAGAGACAATCAAGGTTTATCTGAGTACAGCATTGCAGCTTCTGCAACAGCTATTTATCAATGGGACCCAGTTGAAATGTTAGCAACTGGTACAATTGGTGTAGCCGCAGCAGGTGATGTTTTAATCGGATCACTAAATGGTGTTTTCTATACTGACGCATCAACAAGTAAACCAACATGGGCAAATCACTTAGCAGCTAGTAACACAGCTACTGATATAGTAGGTTTCATCTCTGATGATCCTTACGAAAGATTTGAAGTACAAAGTGCTGGTACAGTAGCCGCTGCAGATATCGGTTTATGTGCTGACATTGCGTACACTGCAGGCTCTTCACCTGATTATATTTCTAAAACAGAAATTTCAGGAACTATGGCAGCAACTGCAGCTCAGTTAAAAATAATAGGTGTTTCAAAAGATCCTGATAATGACGAATTAGGCGCAGCTAATGCGAATGTAATCGTTACTATCAACGAACACTTCTTGAAACAAACAGCCGGAATATAATAGGAGGATAATTATGGCGATATCTAGAGGACAACTAGTCAAAGAACTAGAGCCAGGTTTGAATGCTTTATTCGGTCTGGAATATAAACGTTACGAGAATCAGCATGCTGAAATATACACTACTGAGTCTTCAGACAGAGCGTTTGAAGAAGAAGTTATGTTATCAGGTTTTGCTCAAGCTCAGACTAAAGCAGAAGGAAGTGGAGTTTCATTTGACAACGCTCAAGAAACTTTCACTGCAAGATACACACATGAAACTGTGGCTCTTGCTTTTGCAATTACTGAAGAAGCTATTGAGGATAACTTGTATGACAGACTTGCTAGTAGATATACAAAAGCATTAGCTAGATCTATGGCGAACACAAAACAAGTTAAAGCGGTTAATCCATTGATTAATGGTTTTGGTACATTCACTTCAGGTGATGGTGTTTCATTATTTAACACTTCTCACCCAACAATTAGTGGAACTGTATCTAACACATTAGCAACGGCTGCCGACTTGAACGAAACTTCATTAGAGCAATCATTAATTGACATTGCTGCAATGACAGACGAAAGAGGTCTAAAAATTGCTGCAAGAGGTGTTAAGATGATCATCCCTTCTGAACTTCAGTTCACTGCTGAGAGATTAATGAAATCTCAAGGTAGAGTTGGTACTGCTGATAATGACATCAACGCAATTGCGTCTATGGGAATGGTTCCTCAAGGTTATAGAGTGAACAATTTCTTAACTGACCCAGATGCTTTCTACATTATCACAGATGTGCCTAATGGTATGAAGTACTTTGACAGAGCAGCTATTAAAACTGCAATGGAAGGTGACTTTGACACTGGTAACGTAAGATACAAAGCTAGAGAAAGATACTCATTTGGTGTATCTGACTATAGAGGTATTTTTGCATCACCAGGTGCATAATAATTAATAAATTTGAGGCGGGACACAATCCCGCCTCATTTGAAATATAGAAAGAAAAAACCATGAATAAATACTTAATTAAAATTTTTACAAAACATCTTCAAACAAATTTTGAAATCGAAAGCGATAAAGAAATAAATGATGCAAATGAGCTCAACCCTCATATCATTGACTTTCTAGGAAAATCTGATATAAAATGGGAAAGAAATGATCTCCAGTTTACAAGCACTGGAAATGATTTTTATATAACCTATGAGGAGGTTACAAATGGCTCAGGACAACATGGTACTGTTCGCAAAGAAACTGAAACTCGAGTCTAGATGGAACGAGTTGTTTCTTGAAAACAAAGGACAAATAACACCTGAAATGTCTGTTCTTGGTGATGAGATCAAAATAGTAATTAGATCTATTATCAGACAACAGGAAGAGCAAGTCCACAGCAATCCTAGAGATGGTGAAATTCATCTTTACGCTGGTTAATTAGGACTATTACATCGTTGGAAACGTTAATCATTCCTAGGGATCTCTTGCACTCTATTAAAATCTAGTATATAAATTACCTACTATACATAAATTAATTCTACATAGACGCAGTATAGTCGACGGCCTAGAGACTATGTAGAAATAACTAGGAGGATAAAACTATGGCTAAAACAACCTTTTCAGGTCCAGTACTTCAAGGTAAAGAAGGTGTAAACATTGAAACTAAAAGTTCAAATTACACTGTAACAACTGCAGATTCAGGTAAAACATTTGTTTCTGAAACAGATGGTGTGGTTTTCACATTACCAGCGATCGCAATTGGTTACTCTTTTACTTTTGTAAACAATGCGACTGATGGAACAAACGCTTTAACAATTAGTCCTAACGCAGCTGACGGAATCACTTATGCTGGTTCATCAACTGATGACAAAGACTTAATTAATACAAAAGCTACCTCTAAACAAGGTGACTATGTTGTAATTTCATCATTAGATGGAACTGTAGCATGGCAAGTTACTCAAGTTAGAGGAACTTTTGCTAAAGAAGCGTAATAATTAATTTTAGTGTGGGCTTCGGCCCACACAAAATTTAGGAGAATATAAAATATGAAATCAGATGTAAAAGCAGTAAGAGTTGCAGCAACTGGTGCTGTCTTCGCTGGAAGAACAAGACTAAGAGGACTTATTCTTGCTTCAGATGGTGGTGGTGCAGGTTCAATAATCTTACAAGACAATACTGATAGTACAACTTTATTCCAAGGAGACTGTCCAACAGGAGATGTCTTTGCATTTAATATTCCAGAAGATGGAATTTTATTTCCTGGAGGAATGAAAGTTTCTACTATTACAAATATTGAAGGCGCAACATTATTAATTGATAAGTAGGAGGCTAAATGGCTAACACTACTTCAGGTACAACTACCTTTGAAAAAGGTTTTTCTATTGCAGATATAGTAGAAGAAGCTTATGAAAGAATTGGAATACAAGGTGTTTCAGGTTATCAATTAAAAGGTGCAAGACGTTCTTTAAACATAATGTTTCAAGAATGGGGAAATCGAGGATTGCATTATTGGGAAGTTGCAAACAATAATATTACATTAGTTAATGGTCAATCGGTTTATACAATGTATAGATCAACAGCTGATGGCACATCAGATGCTACTGCTGTTTATGGTGTTGATGATATTTTAGAAGCTAGTTACAGAAATTCAGATAATATAGATACACCACTTACAAAAATTAATAGATCAACTTACCAAGCTTTATCTAACAAAACATCTACAGGGAATCCAACACAATATTTTGTACAGAGATTTATTGATAAAATTACAGTTACTTTATATTTAACTCCAGGATCCGATGAAGCCGGAAACTTTTTTAATTACTACTATGTAAAAAGAATTCAAGATGCCGGAGACTATAGTAATGATGCGGATGTACCTTATAGATTTGTACCTTGTATGACTGCAGGACTTGCTTATTATTTAGCAGTAAAATATGCACCAGAAAAAATTCAAATGTTGAAGATGTTATATGAAGATGAATTAAATAGAGCTTTACAAGAAGATGGTTCTTCTTCAAGTTCTTTCATAACACCTAAAACTTATTATCCGAGTATATAATGGCAAAATTATCTAAAGGAAAATATGCACAGGCAATATCTGATAGATCAGGTATGGCATTTCCTTACAATGAAATGGTAACAGAATGGAATGGTAGTTTTGTACACAATTCAGAATTTGAACCTAAGCAGCCACAAATCCAACCAACAAGATATACAGGTGATCCACAAGGTTTATCTAATGCAAGACCAGATAGAACTGAACCTGCCACAGAAAATTTATTACCAGGTAATCCATTAAGTTTTATTTCAGGATCAAGCACTGTAACAGTTACAGAACCAGCGCATGGAAGATCAACTAATGATATTGTAGTTTTTAGAAATGTAGATGGAAGTCCCGGAGGCCTGGTGTATTCTTTATTTGAAAATGGCTCAGGATTTAGTATAACAGTTATTAATACAAATAGTTATAGTTTTGATTGCGGAAGTAATGCAACTGTAACAGAAAATTCAGGAGGAATGTTCGTAACTGCAGGACCAGTTACTCTAACACCATAATGGCTTACACTTTAGCAAACCTACAAGATGATATTCGAAACTACACAGAAGTAGATAGTTCTGTACTAAGTAATTCTATTTTAAACACAATCATTAAAAATGCTGAAAACAGAATTTACAGAGATGCAGATTCTGATGATAATAGATTTTATGCAACATCTAATTTACAAGCCGGAAATAGATATGTAACAATACCCTCTGATTTAAGATTTATAAGATATGCTCAATTAACTGATTCATCTGGTAATCAAGTTTTTTTAGAAAAAAGAGATACATCTTTTATGGCAGAATATTATAATACGCCAGGAACTCAATCAGGATTACCAAAATATTATGGTAATTGGGATGCAAACTATTGGGTGGTATCACCTACTCCAGACAGCACTTATTTGATTACTTTAGCTTATACAAAGCAACCAGATTCAATAACCGCTTCACCAGGGAGCACACAAGGTACTTATACAAGTAATAAATATCAGGATTTACTTTTGTATGGATGTCTGGTAGAAGCATATGGATACTTGAAAGGTCCCGCAGATATGTTACAATACTACGAAGGATCTTTTAACAGAGCTTTACAATCGTATGCGATCGAACAACAAGGTCGAAGACGCCGGGATGAATGGGAAGATGGAACCATTCGTACTCCTCTTAAATCTGAATCACCATCATAATTTAAGGAGATAAACAAATGGCTAATATAGTACCTGACTCTTTTAAAACAGACCTACTTGGTGGTGTGTTTGATTTTGATTCTGGCGGATCAACTTTCAAACTTGCACTTTATACATCGTTAGGTGGTTTCAGTACTTCTACAACAGCTTATACAACTACCAATGAAGTTCTTTCATCTGGTACAAACTATACAGCAGGTGGAAATACTTTAACTAATAATGGTGTTGCAGTATCAAGTAACATTGCATATGTTGACTTTGCAGATTTAACTTTTTCATCTGTAACTTTAACTGCAGTGGGCGCTCTGATTTATAAAGGAACTTCTA